GGATTTCCTGAGCTGGTTTCACAACCCAATCACCGAGAGTTTTCTGCATAGCCTACGAGAGGACAAGCAGGAGATAATGGAAGCGTGGGCGCGACGTGCCTACACAGGTGAAAACGAGGGGCAGACCCTGCAGCTGAATGCTGTGGGGCTTGCTCAAATCAAAACGATTGACGAGTTGCTGCAGAATCTTGAAGATAGCGCAGAGGGTGCGCGGGAAAAGATTGCAGAAAACAATAGGAGTAAGTGAGATGCTGGAAAGTGTAATTAAGTTCCTTGAAGGAAAGAAACAGTCTTATGGACACACTTCCTCTTACCTCTATGGCTGGCATGCCCACCAGTATAGATTTGACACACTATGCTCCCAGGGGGTGAAAGATGAAGGGAAAGCTCCAGTAGTTTATACTGATGCTGGGGAGGCGGTGGAAAACTATCTGCAAGTTCTTAAATTTTACCTCTCTAGGGACACCGCCCGACTAAATCCTGTAATCTATTGGCGAAATGTTCCCTCCCTGGAAAAGGTGCCGGGGGGTTACTTTGTGTACTCCCGCCTTCTAGTGGGGCCAGAGGGATTGCAAAATCCAGAGACTGATGCTCCCGAACCAATCCCTTATTTGCATCCGTTCTGGCGCACCAGCAACAAGGGCCCGAACCCAGCCAACAACTCCGGCTTTCGCGCCACAGGCCATCGCATCCTGCTCATCACAGAGGAAGTGGAAGAAGTAACTTCTGGTGGGATTGTGCTGGTAGCGAAGACAGTCGTGGCTGAAGCTAACCGTGCACAGGTTTGTACTGTCCTGGAGATTGGTCCGGATGCGTGGGCAGATAAATCTACAGACTACTGCGAGCTTGGGGATCGAGTGCTCATTGGGCAGTATGTGGGCAAGATGCACGAATCCCCGGTGGATGGAAAGACCTATCGGTTTGTAAGTGATCTGGACATCATCTCCCCACTGCCGCCGAAGGTGCTGTAATGGCTAAACGAATAAACTTACTAATCCAGCTTGTTACCAGTGACCATAGAGCGTGTGGCATTATGGAGAATCATGCAGACATTCTAAAAGCCGCCCTTATGGACTCACTGGATACAGTGCTGCGAACGCATGGGCTACGTAATTTATTTATTCAGAAAGTTAGTGACCCTTCAATCGAGGATCTTCCCCCTACTGGTGATATCTTTTGAGCACACAAGCCAATTTCGACGTGCGGATTTTCGATGTAGAGCCGGGCATCGAAGAGGAAGTCTGGGAGCGGGTGAGTGCTGCCCTAGTAAAAGCCATTCGAGAGGTGCTAGAGGCTGAAGAAATCTCCTCTGTATCGATTGTGCTTCGAGGCCCGGAGATTGTCAGTTTGTTTAATTAGTTTTCAACCGTTATTACTATTTAGTAATCCCGGTCAATAACCGTAGTTCCATAACTGGAGTTATAGCAATGAGCGACGTAGCCGCAGAGCCGACTGGCCATGATGAAAACATCCAACGCGAGCAGGAACTCGAAGCCTCTCGTCGGGGCTGGATACCCAAGCACAAGTACACTGGCGAGGAAGGCAAGTGGAAGGATGCTGCTACCTTCCTGGCTGACGGAGCCAAGTACAATCGCAACCTGCAGAGTGAGTTGGCAACAGTCAAAAAGCAGCTTGCTGAGTTCCAAGGCACCGCAAAAGAATTCGCAGCCTTTCAGCAGCGACAGATCGAAGCACGCGACTCCCAAATTGGTGAGTTAGTACGCGATCTCAAGCGCCAGCAACGTGAAGCCATTCGAGACGGCAACGATGACATGGCCGATTCGATTGAGGACCGTCTCGACATCCTGAATGACGAGCGGGCCAATGTCAAACAGCAGATTGAGAAGCAAAAACAAACTCCCGCTGGCGATCGTCCACCCGTTGTCGATGAGAATGGCAACACCTCCGACCCTGTTGTGCGTGCGTGGATCGACAACGGCAATCAGTGGTTTAACGAGAGCAAGCCGATGCGGGATTACTGCTTCGCCCTGGCAAATGAAGCCATTGCAGCTGGCGAAACCAAGCGCGGCCTCCCCTTCCTCAACCTGATGCGCGAGAAAATGGAAGAAGCCTTCCCGATGAAGTTCAAGAAAGCTGGCGACCCAACTGCAAGAGGCAATATGAGCGAATCAGGTGGTGGCGGGTCTGGTGATGGTCGCACCTACACAGTCAATGACCTGCCTGAAGCGGATCGGGAGTTGATGAAAACTGGAATCCGGCAGGGATGGACCACGGAAAGCACTTTCTTAAAGAATTACTTTAGCGACGAACCCCACGTCCACCGCACTGCTCCGAAGAAGAAGTAACCACTTCCCTTTCAGCACTTCTCTTAACCCCATCCAAAGGCTATTCTCATGGCTAACGAAACAAAGACTGCATCCGGTACCTTTCAACGGGCTCCCGATGCCGATTCCAACCGGTTGTTATCCGCTCGTCGCCAAGGGCGCGCCCTTCGAGAAGCCCGCGAAGATGGCACAGCCCCACGCGAACGAGAAAATGATTTAGGAGGTTTGTCCCTCCAGCTCGACGTCCACGGCGAGATCCCAGACCACAAGCTGTCCTGGGTTAACGACGAGAACGGTGCAATCGAAGGCAAGCTGCAACAGGGCTTTGACTTCGTCACCCAGGACGAGTTATATGCAAAACAGGCCAAGATTGTTCCTGACGAAGAAATCTCGAATGTCATCTCGCGATTCGTTAAGGGCACTCGTTCAGATGGCCAAGCGCTCCGCGCATACTTATTGAAATGCCCGAATGACCTTTGGGCTAGCATCGAATCGCGCCGGTATCGGGCTGCAGACAAATGGGACGCAGATATTCGTAGGCAAGCAGAATCCCCAGAGCAAGGCTCTGGCATGCGCAGCCTCCGCAATCTGAGAACCGAAATCGACACTGGCTACAGCAAGGAATACCAGTTAGGCGAAGCCGCAAAACAACGCAGCCGCACTAGCGAGTAACCTTCAACTGGGGCTGGGTCGGCCCCTCTCAACAAACCCTTCTCTTAGGGAGACCCACAATGGCAAACTTTGTCCAGCCCCGTGGCTTCGTTCCCGCTCGCTACCTAAATGGTGCAGCGTGGAGCGGAGGCGCGAATATGTATCACATCCCAGCAGCAGACACGAACCAGTACAATCCTGGTGATGTAGTGCTGTCGGCCGCCACAGGCGCAGATGCTAACGGTATTCCGAACGTCACGAAAAACACTGCTGGCACGGGTGTTGTGCGTGGTGTGGTGATCGGTTGCCTGGTGGCAGCTCCGAACCTTCCGTCACTGGTTGGTACGAACCTGAACCTGACCATCCAGAACATCCCTGCGACGAAGACCCAAGACTATTATGTCCTTGTGGTTGACGATCCCAAGGTTGTGTTCCAGATCCAGGACGACGGTATTACGACTGCCAACTTGGTAGCAGCAAGTGTGGGCCTCAACGCCTCCTTTACTGTCACCAACCCCACGGCACCGGCACAGAACTCATCTACCGTCCTTCTCTCTTCGAGCTTTGCGACGACTGCTGCTCTGACGGTCAAGCTCCTCGGCCTCACGCAGATCCCGAACAACGCGTTCGGTGCTAATGCTACGTGGGATGTTATTTTCAACCAACACGAATTCCAGGGCAATACCGCCGGGGTTTAATAATTTGGGCTTCGGCCCTTAGAGGAGAATTACCATGCCAGGTATTGTCAATACAGGCTCCTACCCCAAGGGACTATGGGAAGGGGTTAAGAGCTGGTGGGATTCGGCAGCTCCGGGTGCGCCCGAGTTTGCCCCCATGATGTTCAAAAAGTATGATTCGGAGAAGAACTACGAAGAGTACGTTCAGTCGGTTGGTCTGGGGCTGGCAGTGTTCAAGCCGGAAGCACAGCCGATCAGCTACGACACGATGCAACAGGGTTTTATTACTCGTGGCACCAACGTGGCGTATGGCCTGGGGATAATTGTCACCCACGAAGAGCTGAAAGATAACCTCTACGTGAAGCTGACCCAGGGTCGTGTCGAACGTCTCCGTCGCGCCTTCCGCGAAACGAAGAACATCAACGCAACCAACGTGTTCAACCGGGCCTTCAACGCCACGTATGCTGGTGGTGACGGGGTCAGCTTGCTCAACACTGCCCACCCGAACTTCTCTTCGGGCACGTGGCAGAACAAGATGGCGATTGACGCGGCGCTGTCACAGGCAGCTGTCGAAGACATGCTGATCTTGATGATGCAAGCCAAAGACGACCGTGGGTATATCGAGCCCTTGACGGGCGACAAGCTGATCGTCCATCCGAACAACATCATGAATGCTGATCGGATTTTGAAGACGTCGAAAGCTGTTGGTAACAACAACAACGACATCAACCCGATTGAGACGGAAGGGTATTTGATGGGGGGTCGTGTCTCAAATCCCTATCTCACCGCAGCGGACCCTTGGTTCATTACCACCGGCATTCAAGATGGTATGATCTGGCAGGAACGCGAACCTCTCGAACTCTGGGAAGACAATGACGCCGATACACGCAACTACAAAGTTGGCGCTTACGAACGCTACACGTTCTTGTGGGCCAACCCACGCGGCTTGTACGGTTCCAACGCGGCGTAATTGATCAGTGAGTAATTGACCGTTATTACTATTTAGTAATCCCGGTT